ACCGCTCACTGCGTTCGCCTTCACTCGCACAACGCTGGCGCCGCTCAAGGTCGCCACCATCTGCGTTCTCACCATGGAGTCGGTGAGATTTAGTTCGCCCAAGTCGGATACGATCGTTCGCGATCAGTTGGCAGCGGCGGTCAGAGAGCGGATTGATATCGACTTCATCACGCCGTCGAAGGCGGCAGTGGCGGGCATCTCGCCGGCCTCGATCACCAACGGTGCGCCGACGATTGTATCGTCGGGTGACGATGCCGATGCAATCCGGGTCGACATTCGATCTCTCATAGCTAAGTACACTGCCGCCAATAATCCGCCAACAACCGGCGTGTTCATCATGGGATCGACCGCTGCGGGAGGGCTTGCATCGCTGACTAATCCGCTCGGACAGCCGGAATTTGCCACCATGTCATTCACTGGTGGAACACTTTTTGGCTACCCGGTGATTGTCAGCGATTATGTCCCTGCAGCCATCGTTGTATTGGTCAATGCGTCGGACATCTATTTGGCAGATGATGGCGAGGTGTCGGTCGATTCCAGCACGGAGGCTTCGCTTGAGATGACCGATGCGCCGACAGGTTCATCGATCACACCAACAGCAACGTCGCTTGTCTCAATGTACCAAACAAACTCAATCGCCGTGCGCGCCGAGCGGGTGCTCAACTGGGCTCGTCGCCGGACGCAGTCCGTTGCGTATCTGACCAGCGCTGACTGGGGCGGACCCGTCCACACCGCCTAAGCTCCTCGCTGCCCGGAGGCGGGTGGGCCTTCGTCCGCCTCCTTTTTTCGGAGATGATGCCGATGAAACTGCTTTCCTTGTTGGCGACCAAGCCGCACAAGTACGGCACCCGGCATCTGGTTGCCGGCGAGGAATACGAGGCGCCGCCCAGGCATGCGGTCGCGCTGGTCGCGGCTAGGAAGGCGCGGTTTGCCGCCAAGGCGGCGCCGGCCAAGATGGTCGCAGAGCCCGAGCCTGCAGCCGAGCCGGAACCTGCAGCAGCCGAGCCGACCAACGATATCGACAGTCTGCGCATGGAAGCCACGCAGCTCGGCATCGACGTCGATGGGCGCTGGGGCATGGCGCGGCTGCAGTACGAGATTTCAAAGGCAAAGGGCTGATGCGCATCTTCGGCCTGCCAATTCCCTTCACCGGCGAGCAGCGCAAGGCGCTCAACTCAGTGCCGGAAGGCCGCGGCGGCTGGTATCCGATCATCCGCGAGCCGTTCACCGGCGCGTGGCAGCGCAACCTCGAGATCAATGTCGACACCGCGGCATCGTTTCATGCTGACTTCGCGTGCAAGACGCTCATCGCCCGCGACATCGCCAAGCTGCGGGTGAAGCTGGTTGAGAAGGACAAGAACGACATCTGGTCGGAGACCACCAACCCGGCCTTCAGCCCGGTGTTGCGGCGGCCCAATGATTATCAAACCCGGAATCAGTTCTGGGAATGTTGGGTGCTGTCGAAACTATCGCGCGGCAATACCTATGTGCTCAAGGTGCGCGACAATCGCCAGGTGGTGACCGCGCTGCATGTGCTCGATCCGACGCGGGTGCAGCCGCTGGTCGCCGACGACGGCAGCGTGTTCTACCGCCTGTCGAGCGACAACCTGGCCGACATCGACGACATCGTCGTGCCGGCGCGCGAAATTATCCACGATCGCTTTAACTGTTTATTTCACCCGCTGGTCGGCACGCCGCCAGTGTTCGCCTCGGGGCTGGCCTCGATGCTCGGTCTCAATGCGCAAAAGACCTCCGCGCTGCTGTTCGAGAATGCATCGGTGCCCGGCGGCCTGCTGACAACGCCGGGCGAGATCGACGACGTGCAGGAAAAGCGCATCAAGGAGGAGTGGGAACAGCGGTTCTCGCGCGTCAATCTCGGCCGCGTCGCAGTCCTTAGCGGCGGCATGAAGTACGAGAAGATGGCGTTAACCAGTGTCGAAAATCAGATGGTCGAGCAACTGAAATGGTCGGCCGAAGTCGTCTGCAGCGTCTATCATGTGCCACCCTACAAGGTCGGCGTTGGCGTGCTGCCGACATACAATAACGTTCAAGCATTAAACGTTGAATACTATTCGCAGGCGCTGCAATCGCACATCGAGGAAATAGAGGAAGTGCTCGACGCGGCACTCGGCATCGGCGTCGGCGAAAGTCTCGGCACCGAGTTCGATACCGACAACCTCTTGCGCATGGATACCGTAACGCAGGTCACCGCCATTCGCGATGCGGTCGGCGCCGGCGTAATGACTCCGAACGAGGGCCGCGGCAAGCTCGATCTCAAGCCGGTCACCGGCGGCGACAGCCCGTTTCTGCAGCAACAAAATTATTCACTTCAAGCGCTCGCCAAACGCGACGCGCAGGCCGACCCGTTCGCACCGGCCACGCCGCCAGCACCGCCGCAGCCGCCCGCGCAGGCCAAGCCGGCCGAGCCGGCGCCGAAGCCCATTCCCGCCAAGAATATCGCGCAGCAATTCACGCTGGCATTGCAGGCGATACATCGCGAGGCCGCATGATGGATGACAACGACATCACCGAACTGGCCAAGGGCATGGTGCCGTTCGTGCGCGACTGCGTCGCCGAGGCCGTCACCAAGATCGCGCTGCCGCCCGAGCTCACCGGGCAAGTCGCTCTTGCCCTGCGCCTGCTGCACGAGTCGCCGCCGCTCGAACAACGAGAGCCCGGCAACTCGTAAATGTCGCAGCAGATTATCAACATCGACGAACTGCCGCATGACGATGCAATCCGTATCTCGTTCGATAAGTGCAATAACAACTTCACCGAGCTTTATGACGATGTCGACGAGCTGAACGGCCGCATCGATCACCTTCGGATTCCGGGCGGCGGCGGCGGCGGTGGAGGCGGCGGCGGAAGCGGCGATGGTGGCGGTGAGCAAGGCCCGCCGGGACCGCCTGGGCCGCAGGGGCCGCAAGGTGATCCTGGCGCAGCAGGTGCGACCGGATCACCAGGACCAAAGGGCGATCAGGGCGATATCGGACCGCAAGGCCCAACCGGCGCCGATAGCACGGTGCCGGGTCCGCAGGGACCGACTGGGGCAACTGGTGCGCAAGGGCCGCCCGGAACAGCCGGAATACAGGGACCGCAGGGTGATGAGGGGCCGCAGGGTCCGCCCGGCGTTGTCTCGGCGAGCGCGCCGCTGTCATTCAATTCCGGCACCGGCACTCTATCAATCGATCTCTCCGCCTATGCGACGCTCGCCTCGCCGGCACTGACGGGCGATCCGACCGCGCCGTCACCCTTGGCGGCTGATGACAGCGCCAGCATAGCGACCACTGCTTTCGTCAAGATGCAGAACTATGCCACCACGTTGGCGCTGGCATTTTATGCACCTTTGGCCTCGCCGGCACTGACGGGCGATCCGACCGCGCCGACGCCGGCAACGGCCGACAACGATACCTCAATCGCAACCACTGCCTACGTTCAGGCAAATCTCGGCAGTTATCTGACGACGACCGGCGCTGCTGCTGCCTATCAGCCGCTCGATGCCGACTTGACCGCAATCGCGGCGCTGACAAGCGCCGCTGATCAGGCCCCGTATTTTACTGGTTCCGGTACTGCTGCGTTGATGACGGTGACGGCGGCCGCGCGCACCGTTCTCGATGACACCACGGTCGGCGCGATGCTGACCACGCTCGGCGGGGCGCCGCTCGCCTCGCCCACGTTCACCGGCGACCCACAAGCGCCGACGCCAACCGCGGGAGACAACGACACCAGCATCGCTACGACGGCTTTCGTGGTTGCCGCGATTGCGGCTGTACCTTCAGGCGGCGCATCGCCTCCGCAAGGTCGGGTGACGTTGCAAACGCTCGTCCCAGTGATGACGACGACGCAGGCGGCGAAGACCACGATCTACTACACGCCGTATGCCGGCAACAAGGTGCCAATTTTTGACGGCACTAGCATGGTGATGACGACGTTCGCCGAGTTGAGCGTCGCCACCACCGACACCACGAAAAGCCCGGCGGCGATTGGTGCAAGCAAGGTCAACGACTGGTTTGTGTGGAATGACGCCGGCACTGTTCGTATCGGCCACGGTCCTGACTGGACCAGCGACACAGCGCGATCGGCCGGCACCGCATTGGTCATGGTCAACGGCATTCTGCTCAACAATGCCGCGATCACCAATGGCCCGGCGGCATCGCGTGGCACCTATGTCGGCACCACCCGCAGCAATGCGTCGTCGCAGTTGGATTGGAAGTAT